TGACATCATTCCAGGGCATGCATTCCTCCATACCTTCTGAAAAGACGGTTGAATCACATCCCATTGATATCACTCAACTACTTTTAAATCAGGCTCTTAGAGCGGCAACTGGAAGAGGAACAGGAGTCCGCCAACCTTCTGGAGGGTCGGCGCCGCAGTGTCATCGAAAAGATGGGGTTGCGCGACCAACCGGTGCTCGACCGTTATCAGGATGAAATATTTCGTCTCCCGCTCAATAGCCGCCTTTTGATTCTCGGTGCCCCCGGAACCGGGAAAACGACAACCTTGATCCGGCGTTTGGGACAAAAGCTCGACTTGGACGCATTGGATGAGAGCGAACAAAGGCTCGTTGATCGCTCCTCCGACGGCAGCGGCGTAGAACATGGGAAAAGCTGGATTATGTTCACGCCCACAGAGCTTCTGAGGCACTACGTCAAGGACGCGTTTGCGCGCGAGGACATAGCGGCACCGGACGAGCGCATCTGCACATGGGCCGATTTCCGCCGCCAGTTGGCCAGACGTGAATTCAGTGTACTCCGTTCATCTTCAGGTAGCGGGACGTTTGTTATGCGTGAACACATACAAACGCTCTTGCCGGAGACGATAAGCGATCAGACCTCCTGGTTTTCGGACTTCGACAACTGGCAGAAGGCCTATTTTTGGCAAGAACTGCGCGATACAGCCGAACGCCTGTCCGGAGAGCCGAGGAAAGCGATTTCGACGCTCGGTGACCGCATCCTGTCTCTGATAGATGAAGGAGGCAAGGAACCGTCGGCGACAGTACTTGTGGCGCTACAGCGGCTTGTTGCCGATATCCAGGCCCAGCTCTCCGAACTGAAGGCGGCCACGGACGAACGAATTCGCCGGTCGCTCAATCTCCAGGTCAACCGTGACCAGAATTTTCTGGACGAGCTGGCGAAATTCTTGGACAGCCTCGCGGATGTTGGTGATGATCCCGATGACTCGGAGTTGGACGAAGAGGAAGAGGCGGCACCTCCCAAGACGAGAAGAGCCGGCGCCGCCGCGGCATATGCAAGGGCCGCGCGATCTCAGGCGCGGAGTACGGCAACAAGGCGGAGCATCGGAGAAGCGACACGGTCAGGGCGCCTGATCGACTGGCTTGGGAACCGGCTTCCAGGCGAGGAAGACCGTCTCGAAGTTGGTCAAAGTCTGGTGGTGCAATCGCAATTGAGGCGGTTCGTCAATCCGGTTCGACGGTATATCGATGGCGTACCGTCACGATATCGACGCTTTCGGCGTGCACATCAGAATGAGAAGAAGTGGTATCTTCCCGACGGATACGCGGCGACGGATATTCACCCGCTCGAAGTCGATTTAGTTCTGCTGGCCCTATTGCGTGGAGCGGATGAGCTGGTCGACAAGATTCGGCCCGCGAGCGGAGAAGATGCAGAAGAGAATCCGATGCTGGCGCGCCAACGCCAGCTCTATCGAAATCAGGTCCTGGTGGACGAGGCGACCGATTTCTCGCCGTTGCAACTTGGCTGCATGGCGGCACTTACGCCCCCCGGTATCCGGTCGTTCTTCGCTTGTGGTGATTTCAACCAGCGCGTCACAAACTGGGGCACCCGCTCGATGGAAGAGATGCAGTGGGTTCTGCCGGAAATTGCAGCCAAATCCGTCGCGGTGGCATACCGCCAAAGCACACAGCCTCATGAGCTGGCAAAGCAAATTGTGGTTCAGACCGGTGGCGACGCAACCGATGTCGTATTGCCGGGGTTCGTCGACAATGAAGGCGTCGCGCCGGTTCTGGCGACAAACCTCTCGCAACAGGACGATGTAGTGGATTGGTTGGCGGGGCGTATCGTTGAGATTGAGAATTTTGTCCAACAACTGCCCTCCATTGCTGTCCTCGTAAACGACGAACGGGACGTGACACCGCTTGCGACGGCCTTGGGCGAAGCGTTGGAGGAACAGAATATCCGCGTTCTGGCCTGTCCGAATGGCCAGGTGATGGGATTGGAGAGCGATGTGAGGGTATTCGATGTCCAGCACATTAAAGGGCTGGAGTTCGAAGCCGTCTTTTTTGTCGGTGTCGATCGGCTCGCGCAAACATACCCCGACTTGTTCGACAAGTATTTGTATGTCGGCGCAACACGTGCAGCCACATACCTGGGGCTCACGTGCGAACAGCAGCTTCCGGAAAGCATCGCTGAATTGGCGCATCTGTTTGAGGAAAACTGGGAGTAGGTTCCCGGCCGCATCCACTCGACTATTGATTATTTCGTACGTCCCGCGAACTTTTCTGCCGTCCGCATCGCCCCGAGGCCCAGGAGCGACAACAGCACGGTGACCAGCGTTTCGGTACCTGTCAGTTCCGGCAACGCCGTGACATGAGGGAAGTAATTGACGGTCACCCAGGTCAGCAGATCGAACAGGATAAAGTGCCAGAGCAACGCGAAGCCGCAGACCCAGCCGATAAAGGGCCGCCAGCCGGCGACGAAGATCGAGCGGTGGCCGGCCTCGATCTTGTTGAGCTCGATCTGAGCCAGGCTGGGTTTCATCATCAGCTTGGCCTTGATCACCTCGGCGGCACGCTTCTCGTCGTCGGTCTCGACGAACTGATCGATGATGTTGGCGACGCCCTCGGCGGCAGACACGACGCCTCCGCTGACGATCGACCCGAATATCTTGCCCAGCATGACCTACTCCACGATCTCGAAATGCACGAGGTCGTCAAAACCGTTATCCCGGACCTCGGTGTCGCTGTCCCAGTCGCCACCCCAACGGAGGCCGACACCCATCGCCTTGGCGGTCGCCAGGACGAATCCGGCGAACAGCGTTTGCCGCTCCCGGTCATCCCAGACGACCGGATAGGGCGTCACGTCGACGGCCAAGGACGGCACGGTGTTGTGCTTGCCATTCGGCCAGCGGACCTTGCTCTTACCCTCCTCGACCATCCGGTTCTGGCGTTCCTTGTCCCGATGACCCTCCAGGATGGTGCAGTCGAAATGCCGGATCACTTCGTGGAACACCCGCTGAAGACGGGGATCACAGGTGCCGAGCCTGGAGAGCGACTTATCGGAGAAACTCGGCATCAGTGACCTCCGAAAAGCTTGAGCTTGATGGCGATGCCGGCGATCAGCGCCAGGATTAAACCGGTGGTGACGAGGCGCACGACGGTCTGCCAGGCGGTGTGTCTGGCAATGCGAACGGCACCCAGCAGGGATCGCAGATCGCGGATGTCGCTCGCGGCCTCCTCGTCGACGAGACCGACGTCGGCCAGCGCCCGTTTGGCGCCGCGCTCCGCGGCCAGTTCCAGGTATTGCTCGAACTCTTCGACGGACATGCGCACATGCCCGTCCTCCATGGTTGGACGGTTCATCCGATTTTCCTTTCGATGTTTGGGGGGTCGTGGCGGCGACTCGCCGCCCGATCAGGCGTCGCGCCGCATCGGACCATCGATGGCGACGGCGACTTTGCCCGTGAGCATCCAGAGGGCGCCCGTGAGCATGGCGAGGTTGTAGGTGAAGCTGTTGTCGCAGCCGCGACGCCAGTACTCGCCCTCGAGATACATGCAGGCACCCTTGCAGAGCTGGACGACGGGACAGCGCCGGCATTCCTCGCGCAGCGACCAGTGTGTCGCTGTCGTCAGGCGAACCTCGTCTAGGGCCTCGACGTGCCCGATCCGATGGGCGGCATCGCCGGTGTTCTGGCAGGTGTAGACGTTGCCCTTGAGGTCGACAGCAATGTTGTCGTCCCGGTCCATGCCGCACTTCTGGCCAAGCGTCGAAGCGGGCCGGGCCTGGGCCAGGGAATTGAACCAGTCCTGAAGCTTCATCCAGACGGTGGAGACGGCGAGTGCGCTGCCGTCCATGATCTCACCGAGGAGCGCCAGCCGGATCTGCTTGTGCTCCTCGTCCGTCGCCGGCGAGAGCATGAGCCCGCCCGGATCGTAGGGCAGCAGAAGCTCTTCGCTGCCGACCACAACGGATTGGTCGCCCATCGTTTCAACGAACCACTCGCGTGCCGCAGCGAGGCTATAGTGGTCTCGGGTCAGGACCACATTGAACGAGACCTTGCCCTTGGGGTGCAGGCGGGCGAACAGTGCTCGTATCGCCGCTGCCTTATCCGGGTCGTCGAACGGATCGGGTCCGCGCAGGGCCTGGCCGGGCCCGTCGTGGGAGACCGCGACGGCGAAATCCAGGCGATCGACCCAATCAATCCTTTCTTCGTCGAGCACTGATCCGTTGGTGATGACGGAGAGCTCTGCGTTCGGCCACCGGGTCTTTATGCCCTCGGCCAAGGGTTTCAGCTTCTTCCAGTAAACGAAGGGTTCTCCACCCCAGAATTGGACATTGGTGCCAGCGCCCTTGCCATCCCTGCCGCCATCCCACCAGGAACCCAGATTGGCAAGGAACCGGCTGACATCGCCGAGGTCGGTCAGTTTCTCTTGCCCGACCTGGCTCGCCTGACCGCAATAGGCACAGGAGTAATTGCAGCGAAACCCCAGCGAGACCTTGAGCTTTCGAACGCTGTGCGTCTTTCGGCCGGGCTGGTCGGGGCTCACGGCCGTCGCCGTGTCCCACGCCCTTTCCTCGTCCGCATAAACGAAACCGGCCGGGGAGAGATCCACCGGCCGGCCGTCTTCGTGGGTCAGGAGGGACGCGTGCGGGTCATAAAGGAGCCGCTCGGTCGAGCCATCGGGTCCTTGCAGCGTGATGGTGTAGATTGGCAATGGATGCTCCTTCTTGTTCGGCGATCCAGGCGAATAGCTCGTGCTTGGCCTTGGCGAGCCGGCAATCGACATCGTGGGTCTGCGATAGGTGACAGTTGCCGCGGCATCAGCGGTTGATGGGGCAGCCCCGGCATTCGGCGGTATCGACGAACCGGCGAACGTGCCTTAGCGCCGCTGCGGTCTCGGGCGTTTCCGGCTCCGACTGGAACAGGTGGCCGGTCCGCAGGCTCCGGCGGACCGAGTGGTGGCAGCCATAACGATTGCCGGCGAGATCGACCGATACGTGGTCGTCGGCGTGGCATAGGGGCGCCGGCGACCGGGAGGGCGCGCCGAGGGCTTTCCGCCATTTCGTGAGATGGCCTTCGAACATGCCGTGGGCATAGCGGTGGCCATCGAGACGAAGGCGGGCGAGTTCGCGAAGATGCGGCACGTGGCGATCGAGATCAGCGTGGGTCAGGTAGTAGGCGGGATCACAGCCCTCCGTTGCCCGTACCCAGTGCACATAGGGAAAGAACGGTCGCCCGAAACGTTGCTCCAGCCGGTCGAGGTCCCCGAACCACGGCCAGGCGAACAGATTCTGGTGCGTGAACAGGAACGAGACCGCCGAGTTCTGCAACCTCGCCACCTGGTCCCATCTCGGCTCGCCGAACGGTTGATGCCGGCTCACCACCACGTAGGCATCCCAGCGATTGAGGGCTTCGACGTGCCGATCCTCGAGCAGGCTACCGTTCGTCACCAGCTTGACGAAGGTGAGCGGAACGCCGGCCGCAATGAGCGCCTCGTGGATCGCCTCGATGGCCTCCCAATAGAGCAGCGGCTCCCCGCCCCAATAGGCGACCTCGGTGATGCCCTTCGCCTTCATGTAGGGAACGACCCGGTCGACAAAGTCCTCGACCGGGTGCCGGCGCCTCTCCGCGTCGCCGCCCTTGGGGTCCTGGAGACAATAGGCGCAGCGGAAGTTGCAGGCATAGCCGAGAAAGATGTTGAGCACGGGTTCAGCCCGCCACGGGAACCGCTACCCGGATCTCGGCCTCCGCTACACCGCTGAAGTGCCGGAACCCGGCCTTCAGGCGGATAGTATCGCCCGCCTCGAGGCCGAGCGCCATGAAGCGAAACGATGCCGTGCCCGCATCTACGGCCACACGCTGGTGCGGCAGGTATCCGCCGGTGGCCTCGAGAAAAATCTCCGGTGCGGCGTCGCCGATCAGGCGGCCACGGCTGTTGACGACCTTCAGCCCGATGGTCGCCGTTTCCTCCGGTGCGATCGTGCTTGGCGCATCGAGCCTCAGGCTCGGCAGCGCCTTCCTGCCGATGGTCGGGATCTCGGCGGCGCTATGTTCGGCGCCGGGATCGAGATTACCGATGAGGCCGTAGTCCGGGTGCAACGTCAGACGGAAACTGCAGATGTCGAATTCGCAGGTCCTGAACGGAACGTAGACCTGAAGCGGCAGGTTCACGCCCGCCACCGCCAGTTGACGGGGGGCCGGCATCCGTGCGGCAAAGCTCACCGGATAGCGATTGAAGGGTGCCAGCGGCACGCCAGCTGTCCCGGCACAATAGGGAGTCGCCAACGGAAACATCCAGTTTCCGTGGTCCGACCACTCGGCCCGATCCTGCAGAGCATCGAGATCCAGGGCGACCGCGCCGAGGGCACAGAACAGTCGATCATCGAAGCGGCGGTCCAGCATGATGCCAGGCGTCGGGGTTCGGGCAGCATGAGCGGCAGGAACGATCCCGGCATGCTGCCCGACCTCGATCTCATGATCGGCTTCCGCTATTGGCTGACCGGTAAATCGCCCCACACCGTCGACGACTTCCTCGTATGTGCGGAGGGTGACCATACGCGGCGCGCGCAGCACCTCGATCAACAGCGGTACCGGCAGACCCCACATATGGGCCGTGAAAGGCGTAATCATCGAAGAAGCTCCTCAGGCATCGCCGCAATCGCAGTTGCAATTGCAATAAGTGCAGTAGCTGCAATAGGAGCAGTACGAGCAGTAGGACATGCAGTTGTAGTTGACCCGCTGGAACGCGAGCCGGACCTGCGTCGCAGAGACCTGCTCCATCGTGTAGCTGTAGTAATAGAAACTGCCAGAGCCAGTGGTCCCGGCGTCTCGCGCGCTGCCCACGGACGCATAGCCCTTGTTGAAGAGCGCAGCGAGGTCTGTGGCGTCGGCGATCTTAAAGCCGGTGGCGCCCGCGTTTCCCTGGGACTTGACGCTGGGCGCGACAAGCTCTCCAGTCATCGTGTCGCCGGCCTTGGCGACCCGACCCGATTGATCGACCCCCGCCTGGATATCCGCCACTGGCGTGGTGGCGGCATCGGAAAGCCCGAGCGTGCTACGCTGGGCCGCCGCATTGGCGTCGTCGAGCAGCGCCTTGCCGGCGGGCGTGACCGGCACCGCCTGGGCCTGACCGTCGCCGGTGCGTTCGATGAGACCGGTTCCGGTCAATCCGGCAACGGCCGTGAGGTCTGCATCCTTTGCCTGATAGGCCGTGTCGTGGTTGTGGCCGATGGCGGCGAACAGCGCCTGCGCCTCTTCCTTGGAAAGATAGCTCTTGGATAGATCGGCGATGACAACCCAGACATCGGGCCCCGTGCTCTTGAGCTGATAGAGCTTCTGCTCATCGGTCCTGAGACAGAGCATGCCCGCTTGCGCGCCCGCCGTGGGGAAGGTGGTGCCCGAAAAGCAGGACGCCACCGCATCATCGCGATCGAGGATCTTCTGACGGCTGTTCTGCAGGGAGTCAGTCGAGGGAATGTCGGGATAATTCTGCGCCATCGATAGCTCCTAGTATCCGAGGGCCGACCAGCTGACGGTGCCGGCGACGAGGGTCACGCCGTCCGCCGCATCGAACAGCCGGACGTCGAAGCCCGTGGTCGTGATCGCGGTGATCTCGGGCAATGCCGGCGTGGCGCCAGCCTTCAGCGTCACCTGCACCTCCGGCGGCTCCGTAAAGCCACGGTTGAAAGCGACCGTGCCCCCCGTCACTGGAACGCTTGCCGTGCCCCGGTCACGCACGTCGGGGACATCGACGTTGAAAACCGCATCCGCGATCGCGACCCGCTCTCCGGTCACGGGCGCCGAGAGCAAGAGGCCAATCAGGGCCTTTGCATACTCGTAGTCTCCGGGAACAAGATCGCGGAACGGCCCATAGCCGAGCGGGCCCTTCGCCACTACCAGATCCCGGAAGCCCGTCTCGTCCAGGGGCGTCGAACGCACCGCCAGATCGGCAAGTACGGCGTTGGCGTGCCGCAGCAGCGCATCCACGAGCGCGAGAGCCTCGAAGGAGAGGCGAGCGGACGTCTTCGCCTCCGTATCCGTCAGTGCAACCGTTTCTGGGAGATCGCGCCGGAAGGCGGTAGGCCGCTCGAGCGCATCCGCCAGCGCCAACGGCTCTATGGAGTTCTTGGCTGGAAAGCTGGCTCGCATATCCACCAGGCCGAATGCCGCGGCCTCGGGATGCTGGGCGATTTTCGCCGCGACCTCGCCGAGCGCCAGGTTCTCGGCGACCGACAGGATGAAGTTGATGTAGTCGAGATAGGTTTCCGCAATGGCCAGGGTCCGACGCCTATGGACCAGGATCTCCCCGATCCGCACATCCGCAAGGGCAAGCGTGGATGAGGCGAGCGGTCCCGCGATCCGAGCAGCCATCCCGGCGACCGGCAGAGCTTCACCGGCATCCGCGGCATAGTCGGACACATGTGCCCCTGACCATTCCTTGTCGGCCTCGACGTCCTGCCAGTCGAAGACCGAGGTCACCCAGGTATAAGCAGCACCCGGCGTCTCGGTGATATGAACCGACATGATCAAGACATCGTGAAGGTGAACTTCTGGGTCAGTGTGTCGTCGACACCCTTGTTGATGACGGCGAACACGACGCGGTCGAGCATGGTGCCGGCCGTGGCGGCGTTGAACACACCGGCCTCGGTGATGGCGCCGGTGGCCTCGCCCGGATCGAAGGTGGTCTCGAAGGTGAACACTTTGGTTCCCGCCGTATGGGCGTAGGTGGCGGACTTGCGGGCGAGTTCAGTGCCGAGGGCCGTATCCCCGGCGGCGGCTGCGACGGCCCCGGTGCCGACGGCGATGTGACCCATGGCCCCCGGTCGACCGGAGGAAAGTCCGATGACGTCGGCGATGAAGTCGAAGCCGACATCGACGATCAGATTGTCCTTCCGCCGCACGACAATCTCACCGTTGGCGCGGTACAGGCGCAGCTCTACCGCCCCCCTCAGGCGCAAACCCGAGGGCAGGTCTCTTCTGTTCATGATGTTCTCCGTTAAGGGTAGAGCCGCAGCTCGTCGAAGGCGCCGAGCGGTGCGAGAGATTGACTGGCGCTCGCCACATCACCCGTCTTCCAGGACGCGGCGTGCAGGGCGCGCTCCGTCGCCGACTGGGAGACCCCGAAAGTGACGATGTCGCCGGCGATCCGCGCGAGGGTCAGTCCGACCCGGTTGCCGAGATGGTCTTCGAGGTAATAGATGCCGACATTCGGATCGTAGCCGAGGCTCAGGGCGCCGGAGCCCCCGGACCAGACCAGGTAGATTTGCGGCTCCTCCAGCAGTTCATCGAAGCGAAGATCGAACGTCGCCGAAAACTCCGCCGGCACGCTCAGGGGCCAGGCGACCTGAGTGGTGTCACGAACCTCAAGTCCTTTGGCGAAGCGGGCATCGCCATAACCGAGCCCCAGCGTTTTCGACGCTGCGGTTCCGTTGATCCCTCCCGTTTGCTCATCGAGCGTGAAACCCTCGACGAGGTCGTTCGCGGGCGGCTGCTCGAGGGCGATCACGGTCCGCAGTTCGGCCCCATCGGCATCGCCCACCGGTAGCCACGGCGCATTCGCCTGGACCGCGTCCCACGCGAAGTTCGCGTCGGACCAGGCCGGCGGGTCGGCCGGGATGGCGACGATGCCGGATGCCAGCCAATTGCGCGCCCGGAAGATCTTGGCGAGATCGGCCTTGAAATAGTGTGCGCCCTTGGGCGCATTCACACCGCCGCTGCGCGCCAATGCCAGGAGGCCGTCGGTCACGACCTCGAGCTCATGGCTGACACCTGGCCAACCGAGCGCCTTTCGGTCGCTCAGCACGATGACGTTGCGATCGGACAACGGCGCCAACCGCGTCGTGGCAAAGGTAGCGTTATGGCTGTAGAGCCCGGCGGCCGAGACCGCCTTGCACCAGAAGGTCTCATCGGCGGGCATCTGAACTGGCCAGAGCGCCACCAGATGGTCCCCGGCGGACCGACCGACGAACCGCCCTTGCCCCCAGCTCTCGCCCGCACGGATCTCATATTCGACACCGGCGATGGGCAGCGAGGTCCACGAGAAGCGGACATGTTCCCCCTGGGGAACCGCATCGAAGCCCGTGACATCGGCGGGCGGCACTACGGACGCGACCACGCTGACGGCGCTGACGCTTCGAAGCCCGAGCTCGTCGACAGCGCGAATGTGAAACCGATGATCTTCGGCATCGGCCAACCCCACGAACAGGGAGGTGCCGCGATGCCGGGTGGTCACCACGGTGCCGACATCCCAGGACTCGCCATCCCGGATCTCGTAACCGACCACATCGAGTGCGCTGACGGGATTCCAGGAAAGCTGCACGCCATCGGCCCGACGCGTCGTCTGGAAGTTGATTACGTCAGAGGGCTGCGTGGTCTTGCCCACCACAACGTGGCCGAGAACCTCCGTCCACTCGGAGGCCAGGCCTTCGCGACTCACCGACCGAAGGCGGATGTCGTAGGCGACACCATCCTCGACCGGCTGCACCGCGATCTCACCCGATGCCGACGGCGCCGGCGGCAGAACACGCCATTGCTCGGCGCTTCCCGCGAGACGGTAATGGGCATGAATGTACTCGGCCGGGTCGTTCAGTCCCGCGTTCAAGGCCACCCGGACCACGATCCGAGATTGCGTGCGACCGTCCGCGCCGACAACGAGGACGCTTTCATCGGATACCACCTCATCCACGACGGGGGCCGCCGGCGTCTGGCGCTCGACCAGCGGCGGCAACGTCATCAGCGAATCGAAGTCGGGAATGGGACCGGTATCCGCCTGGTGAACCTCCGGCGCCGCGTCGACCAGGGTCAGCGTGGCGCGGAAGTCGCCTGAGTGACGGATCGCCTTGACGATCAGGTCGACACTCTCTCGGGCTGCCTCGCCGAAGAGCGCAAGGTCGCCCAACTCCGGCGATGCCATCGCCGGGACGGGCTGGAGAAACGCGAGGGTGTCGGTCTCACCCGCCTGCGTGACGACACTCGCGACGCTGCTGACGCCGTCCGCATGGCGGAAGCGGACGGCATAGGTCTTGCCCGCCTCCATGGCGACCACGTCATCGAGCGTGGCCGAGGTCGCATCGCCAGTGGCGTCGAAGGCAACGTCCTTGACCCGTCCCCAGCCGCCGCCCCAGAGCGGCACGTCGTGGCTGACCTTGACCAGATCGCCAGCCGTGCAGACCAGGTGGTCGATGTCGACGGAGATCTCGTAGGTCTCGGGCCGTAGCTTGCCGACCGCCAGATGATAGCGCCCGTGCTTCCAGGCGAGATCGGCGCTGGTGCAGCCGAAGAGTTCCAGGGTCTCGAAGCGGCTCGAGTTCGTCTCGCTGTAACCGTCCGCGTAGACGATCACCTCGTCCTGTTGCCAGTCGCGATCCGGATTGACGAAGCGGCACTTGAGGCCGTGGGGGATCTTGGTGAAGGCCTTGATACCCCGGAACCCCATCGTGTTGCGCGGCGTGAAGTGCTGGATCGGCACCGATTGTGCTACGTCGCGGACGATCGAGAACTTGCCGTCCCGCATGCCGAACCCGGCCCGACCCGCGGCTGCAATGTCGCGCATCAGCTCGAACACGGTGGTCGGGTAGTCGATGACCGCATCGAAGGTGAACTCAGGCGTCGCATCAGCCCAGGTCTTGAAGGTACCGAGATCGAGCCGCTCGTCGGACACCGGCCGCCTGTTGGCCGCGCCGCGCAACACATCGAGATAAGCCCAGGCCGGATGACGTGTCGCCTGTTCGATCCACTGCCCGCCATCCCAGACCGGCAGAAGGGCCTGCGTCACCGCCGAAAACTGATTGACGATGCCGTTCAGTTGATCTGTTGCCTTGATACGCATGGCGACGAGGCAGCGGCCAGCCGCCTTCACGGGCACGGTGTGCTGGACGGTTCGGATCGCCGAGACGAGGCTGTCGTCGCGGATACGGGTCGAGGTGTTGTCTGCGGTCAGCCTGGTGAAACGAACCTCGTAGCGACCGCTCGCGGGCGTCACAATGCGCACGCCCCTGCGGACGACCTGCTCGGTCGCCGCCGTGTAGGTCGCGGTGGCATGCTCAGTCCATGGATCGGATGACCCGGCGAGCCGGTACTCGACCTTGATATCGACGGAGCGATCCTGCCGGTTGCCGCTGTCATCGAAGCGAACCAGGCCGCGGAAGGTGATGTCGGCGATGATCTCGTCAGCGCCGTCGCGGGTCTCCAGGACCTCCGGACCGCCATCGCTGGTGATCTTCAGCGAGTACTGATCCTCGCGAATGGTGTCGGTGTAGAGCGTGATCGGTGCGTCAGACGCATAACCCTGCCGGATCTCGGTCTCCACGCCCTCGAACTGGGCCAGCGGGATGGCGCCGATACGCAAATCCGAGAGTTCCAGGGGCCCGTAGCCGAAGTCGAACAGCATGCGCAGATACTGAGCGTCACCCTCGACCTCGGTGTGCGGATGGGCCGCCAGGGTCGGAAACACCCGGTGGCGGCCGTAGACGCGCGGTACGGACCCGTATCGGTTGGCGCGGTTCTGCGTGCCGGTGATCGCGAGCGTCGGGCTGGTGCGGCTCTGCGGACCACCGATCGAAAGCTCGGCGAGCTTAGGTCTCGGCGGTGGTGCGATGGCGTTGACGATCAGGTTGCCGACCAGCGTGATCGCCGCACCGCCGATGGCGGAGGCCAGATTGATGGTCTGGCCGAAGATCACCGCTTCGGTGGGCAGCCCCATGGCCGCGCCGACGGCCGGCCCCAGCACGAAGGCGGCGGCCACCACGGCGATGGTCAGGATGGTGCGAAGCGGGTTCTTGCCGCCCCCGCCGCCCTTGCCCGGCGCGACCCGAAGGGTGACCACGGCGCCGGCTTTGGGACGCACGCGCGCCCATCGGTCCCGAGGCACCATGACCGGGTCGTCGGTCATCGCCCCATCCGTGATCCAGACATGGGCATGGGCCACGAGGATTGGGTCGAGCCCGAGCGAATCCATGATGTCGGCGATGGAACCGCCCACCGGCACGGCGCGATCGATGCGCTCGGCGGAAAACGGGCGCGGGCAGGCGATCAGCCGCAGAGCGTTTTCGTCAACCATCATGGCGATAGAGTCCCAGGACACGACGGCGCCACTTGGCGCCGTCATAAGGTTCAAGACAGGCGTCGATGCCGTCCTCGATGTGCAGCATCCATCCGATGGCAACGACGACGCCCACATGCATGGGCTGGTTCATGAGGCGCATGAGAACCACATCACCTGGCCGCTCCGCGCCGGGCGGCACCGGATGCCACGGGCCCATCTCGCCCCGGATCAGACGGCCGATATCCTTGGCGTCCTCGACGGAGGCATAACCGTCGGCGTAGGACGGCAGCCGCCTTCCGAATTGATCGGCGAGCACGAGCCGGACGAGGCCCCAGCAATCGACGCCTTCCCGGTCGCGGCCATGCGCCTTGAACGGCAGGCCGACATAGGCGTTCACCCAACTGGGCAACATCAGAAGAGCCCCGGATACTCGCTCGGCACGTAGCTGTGCCCCGGAAACGGCTCGTTGAGCACATCCTCGAAGGCGAGTTCGCCGGAGACGGTGAGTGCGTCGTACTCGGCCGACACCAGGGTCATGTTGAAGGGTCCCGCCTCGACCGTATCGGGCGAAGCGGCCATCACCACTTCAAGGCCGACTGAGAGCGGCGAGGAGATCTCCCGCAGGTTCTTGACGATCTCCCGGTCGACGTTGTCGATACGGAGCGTGACCCGGGCGACGCTATCGGGATCCTCGTCGGGAAGCGCGATCTCGAAAGGATAGGCGATGAAGGTATTGCCGCGACTGACCACATCTTCCGTGTTGTTGACCACGCGGATGGGCACAGCGAGATCCTCGTGGTCGAGGGTCAGCAACAGAAGAAAGACCTCCTCGGTTTCCTGCGCGTTCACCGCCTGGCGCGCGGCCTGGGATAACGTTCGGCTCATGGCAAGATCTCCAGGCGCAGGGACGCCTGCCAAAGCGTGCCCCTTGCCACGGGCGTGTAGCTGGGCGGCTCGACGAACCGGAAGGTCACGGCTGTGCCGTCTCTCGGGTGCTTCCAGTCAAACGGAAGCGCACCGCCGGCGATGGTCGCGTCGAAAAACGTATCCAGCAGATCGACCTGGGCTGGCGTCAGACGCACTTGGCACTCGATGTTCCGAATTCCCGCCGTGAAGCGCCGGCGCACCTTGGGCGGGCCCGCTTCCATCTGGGAGCGGAGCAAGGTGTTCGGCGCTTGCTCGCTGAACCCCTGTGCAAGCGGTTCCTGCGGCAGGCTCGCCGGCCAGGCCGGACTGGTCATCGGGGCACGCCCCGTCGATTGATGCCGTAGGCGCTGCTCATGGTCTGGTCGAACGCTCCCTGGGCAATGCCGCGGTTGACTTCATCTCGGATCAGCACCCGGATCAGGCGCTTTCCATCGGGACCGCGTTCGCTGGACACCTCCGGTCGGGCGCCCCCGCTACGCTGATCGATCACCTGCACCACGACCTCGGACCCGAAGGCCTCACGCATCTGTCGCGGCCAGCCGATCACTTCGCCTTGCCTGGCGATAATGGGGACTTCGCCCGGCACCAGACCACCACCGTGAAAGCGTGGCGCCCCATCGAACACTCGATGCTCGACAGAAC